GATGTTCTAATCCTTTTAAATGCTAAAGAATCTTTGCAATAAGTGTAAATCATAATTTAGTGTTTAATATTAATATGTAAATATAAACAAAAAACCTGACACGGTAAAACTTTTATTGAATTATTTTCAATAAAAAAAGCGTACCATAAGATACGCTTTAATTCTTTTAACCCGGACCGCCAACTCCAAACATTACCAAGTCTTCCGATTCATAGTAATCTAAATCAAAATAATCGCAGTCAAAACGGACTACTTCATTAATTTGATCCTCGTTAATCTTTTCTTTAACCCTTGGAATGTCTATCAAAGTGGCTTCTGCTTCGATAAACTCCATTGTATTAAGATATTTTAGGTTTTAGTACCAGTTTATATATCGCCTTTAATTCGGTCTTCCCAGTAAGATGCATAATCTGCAACAGTTCCTTTGAATTGTCGAATTTTTACCAGTCTTGGGTCTTCGCCATCTCCTGGTTCGACTGGATTAATTTCATTATTAGGTTGAATATCCTCTAAGCCGATTGTTTTGGCCTCGTCAATTGTAAATTCTTTAAATGTTTTCATTAATTATATATCACGATATGTAATTTAATAAAATGTAACTTAATTTATATCCTACAAAGGCTCCAATCGCTGATGGTATTGGAAACACTATTAGTTTTCCAAAATCTGTAACATATTTAGGTCTATTTAAAATCTTACCCATAAAAGAATAGTATGTCAAATAACCTAGTATAACTGCAATGTCGGTTTTGGTTGCAATAAATACTACTAAGGTGGCTCCAATAAAAGCAAATATAAAGTTATCTCTGACCCCTTCCCAAATTTCTTTATTGGTGGCTTCTTTCCACTCCTTAACTATTTTACGGACTTTTGCTTTATGTTCTTTCATACTATGGATGATAATTGTAGTTAGTATAATCAGTAGTAGTAGTGGCTTGATAACTTAAATTTATGTTTTCTTCCATTTTTAATATCATACCTACTAAAGTTTCAGGTTGTTCCTTGATTAGTTTAATTAAAGTTTTTGATGTAATGTTTTCAAAGATTTGAACACCATTGTCAGATTTTGCCTTAAGTTCATATACTACCATAAATTAGTTACTTAGTGGTGCTTTAATTTCTGCGTGTGATTGATAGTTCTCAACAGTAAAATCACCTCTATCATATGTGAATATTCCGCCACCTATTCTCATTTTATTGTTTGGGTTTATTTTTAACGTCGGTAATGGAAAAGGTTCACTAGTACTGTATGGAATGTTATAAGTTTCAAAATACTCACTCATACCCCCACCAAATGGCATTAATTCATCAACTGCTTTATTGTATTGTTCCTCACCCATTTTGTCTTTTAGCATTTCTGCCCTTTCTGGGAATTTTAATTCTCTTCCTATTTGTTTCTTTGCTTGTTCAATATGATTTGAATAAAGGTGAACATCGCCAAGATTTCCAATTAACTGATCAGGAACCATATTGACCTCTTTTGCCAAGATTTCTAATAGGAGTCCATAACTTGTAATGTTGAATGGTAAACCTAAGAATGTATCTACTGAACGTTGATTCCACATTAGGGAGATTGCTCTGGTTGGGATTCCAGTTAAATCATTACCTTCCATATTTACTGAATCATAACCATATCTTTTCCAATATAAATCTTCTCTTTCACCTTCACTCAACTCTCTTGTATAAACTTGAATTCCATAATGACAAGGTGGAAGAACCATTTGGTCTAATTCTCCAACATTCCAAGCATTGACCATTAATCGTCTTGAGTCTGGATTTGTTTTAAGATCGTTGATTAGATTTTGGATTTGGTCTACCCATACGTTCCCAATAAAGATTTCACCTGTTTCTGAGTTCATGGTAGGTTTTACATCCCATTTTCTCCATTGCTTACCATAAATAGGCCCCAACTCACCCCACATCTTTCCAAACTCATTATCTGTTTTAATTTTGTTGATGAACTCTTCTTGCGTTAATGATTCTACCTGACCAGTCATTCCCATTGTAATTGAATATCTCTTATAACAGTCTCCATCCCAAATATGGCAATTATTATCAACCAAATACTTAATATTTGTATCACCTCGTAAGAACCAAAGAAGTTCTGTTACGATTGTTTTGAATGGCATCTTTTTAGTTGTAAGTAGTGGAAACCCTTCGGACATTTTGTGTCTTATTTGGCGTCCAAAAACTGAGACCGTTCCTGTACCTGTCCTGTCACCTTTAACTACTCCATTGTCTAATATGTCTTGGAGCAGGTTGGTGTATTGCTTGTCTAAAGTATTATTTTTTATCGCATTTATTTTTTCCATGGTCTCTACTAATAACGGTTTTTGTTGTAAATTTTCCACATATACTACATGTAGCACAGTTTTTTTCTTTATTTTTTGGTTTTTTTAGTGACTCTATATGTGTATTACTTAAAGGTTTTCCTTTTTTAGTTTTTGAAGTTGATTCACTTCTTTTTTTAATTCTTTCAGGTGAATCTTTTTGTTTACTTCTAGCAATACTTAATTTTTTTCTGTGCTCGTCTGTAAATATAACACCTTTTTTAAAACCTCCAGTATTACCTCCATCTCCTTGCTCAGGTATTAAATTTGCAAATTCTTTACTATTAACAACATCCCATAATTTTGAATAATACAAACCCATTTGTATTAATTTTTCTTTATCTTCAGTTTCAAATAAAATTGTTGTTTTTATATCATTAGATGATATGTTATGTGTTTTTAAATGTCTTTTCCATACGGTGCCACTTCCCTTATATTTATAAGGATCGGTATTTACACATTTTCCTAGATATTTTAAACCTAATGGTGATTCTTTTAAATATAATATTATCATGATAAATTGTTTTATTTATATATCACGATAATATTATCTAAATTGTTCATTACAATATGTCTTTATATGAATCTGTTTCTTTTAATATTGCGTCAAATGAGATTAAATTATCAACCCTAACTGTATTATCTTCAAGGACATGTCCTATCATCCTAGGTCTAAATACAATATCATCTAATAGAGTTTTTAACTCCTTTCCCCTGGGCGTATCGAGGACTTTGATTTCTGCAAAAAGAGTATCTCCTTCCACTTGAAGGTTTTCGACTTGATGCGAAACTCTTTCTAAAGAGGTAAAAGAAGTACTTTCAGGATAACCAAGTTCTCCAAACATTTGAACTCCATTCGAAACTTTCTGTTTAAATTGAGCAACCATTTGTTCTAAACATTCATCAGTGTACATTCTACCATTAAGATTAACCGTGTTGGATTTTAATACTGATGTTTTCATTCATTTAACTATTTGAGTTGGAAGTTCTAATTTAAGAAATTTGTAAAGTGCCTCTTGAGATGGTCTGGCATTCTCATGTTGGTGTGGTATAATCCAAGCCTTTCCGTCATAATTAACAATAGGCTTTGGCGTAATCATATACTCTAAAATTCCAACAGCATTTGTAGTAACTACGTCTTGATGCTTTTCATTAACAATTGTAAATCTACCATCCAGTAAATCATACACTCTGAAAAGGTCACCTTCAAAGTTTAAGAGACTTAAACGAGGACAGTGCGTCGTATGCACATAATTGGCCTTTGATTTATCAAGTTCTTTGATTTTAGTTGCAACTTTTAATATTGCTGAATTGATATGCTTTTGCTTTTCTTCATACATTTTTACAATATCTTCACGTCTTCCATCATCAAGAAGGGTTTTAAAAACTAATTTTTCAATCTTGCTAATTAACTTTGATTTGATGCTCATTGGAGCCGATTCTACTGGAAGGAATATCAATTCCTCAATTTCGTATTTGTCAAATTTAAGTTTGAATTTAACCGAACGTGAGTATTTTTCAATAACTTCTAAATCAACGTTCATATAAACTACAGGGCCAAGTTTAACCCACAACACCCTTCCACCTTCTTGGGGTTTTGGCAATTGAACCTTTACACTAGAACCAATAACATTGTCTAGCATAAATTCAATATATTTCTTATTTAGTTCCATCTAGCTATTGATTTGCTCGTTGTCAGTCCCTTTGTCAAATCTTCCTAAGAAGTACTTATATGCTTTGTACCCGCAATACGCAAACCATGAAACAATAAAGAATTCTATTGCAGGACCTGGGTAATTTGTAAATACCCATAGAAAGGCACTAACTATGAACATTAAGACTCCAATAGAGCCAATTGCGGCAAAGATTGCCTTGATTTTGTTAATCATTATATAAAGTTTTAAAATTAAACACTCTCGTTATCGGTAAAATCTTTTAGGTCTTTGATTTCTTGTTGCAATTCAGTTACTCTCCATTCATAATCAAAAAGTTCATCTGTAGTAATCTTGCCATGTTTGCATAATTTTCTTGCAGCAGCAAGTTCCTTTTTTGCAGATTGTAGCATTTTATATAGATGAGAATCTGATTGCTTGTAAGATTCAGTGTCCTTATTAACTTTAATAATTTCAGGAGTCTTTTCTTTATTAATTACATTAAATGAAAATTGTTTGAAGCAACTTAAGAATTCTTTGACGGTAGTTTTAATGCTGTCCATTCGTTAGATTTATAATTTATATAGGTTTGGTCCTATTTGTTTCATTATATTTATTAACGATTTAAAAACAAAAAAGACCTTAATTACTTAAGGTCTCCTAAAAATCTAATCCGGTCTGATTCTTATATAGAACCAGGCTGTAGTACTGAAATTGCTTTAGCAATCATAACTGAATCTCTTACAGTAAGAGCTCCAGAAGATTGTGCCATTTGAGCAGCTTGGATTAATACATTTACTGCACCATTTTGGTCCATACCTTCAATTTGATCGAAGATTGGGATGATTTCTTCAACACCAAGTCCATTTGTTGGGTTCTCAGCTTGAGGTCCTTCATTTACTAGAGCTGAATCTGGTCCAAATACTCTTTCAGATTCTGGATTTTGGTCTAATACACTTTGTTTTTCCATTTTGATTTGTTTTGATTTAAAAT